CCTGGCAGCCGGGAAGAACGGCTTCAGCGTTTCCAGCTTTCGGTGTATGCCAAGGAACAGCTGCAGGAACGCGCGGTCCGCGTCGGACTTCGGCGGTTCGGTGATTCGGCGCATTCGCGAAGGCTAAGAGCAACGGAGGCTCAAGAGAACCATGGACTTCAACGCTGCCCTGAAGATCGAAAAGGACCAGCCCGGCACCGGCGACGTCCATGTGTCCAGCGCCGGCGGGACGGGCAAGCCGGGTGGCGGCAAACCGAAAAAGGCCGGCCGCAAGACGGTCGACGGCGTGATCATCAAGGCCGAAGCCACGGACGCCGGCGACCGCGCGCTGGTGATGCACGACGACAAGACCGCGCAGACGCCGTTCAAGTATGATCGCCATGCCTTGGCCGATCTGCGGCCCGATCAGGTGCCGCGCTTCTTCGGCGCGCTGACCGATCCGGACGATCTGAAGACCGAAGACGTCGCCATGGGTGATCTGTACGCGATGCAGAATCGCGTCGATCCGGGGAAGGTCGATGCGATCCTGTCCAGCGACAAGCAGGGCGACCCGCCGGTGGTCGTGCGCTTCAACGGCAAGAACTACATCGCCGATGGCCATCACCGGCTGACTGCACAGTGGCTGGCTGGCGCCGACAAGGCATCGGTGCGCGTGAAGAACATCGGCCAGCGGTCGAACGCGCTGAAGTCTGATGGCCGCGCTGTGCAGATCAAGATCGCGAAGACAGCAGCTGCTGCCGGCGAAGCGCAGAACCGGGTGTTCGGCTGGGCATCGGTGATCGAAAAGGACGGCAAGACCGTCGTCGATGTGCAGGACGACTGGATCAGCGAACCGGATCTGGAAGAAGCCTTTTACGACTTCGTGAAAAGCGGCGGCGTGGCTGGCGAAATGCACACCGAAATCGGCATCGGCGATCTGATCGAATGCATGGTCTTCACCAAGGAAAAGCAGAAAATCCTGAAGATCGATCTGGGCCAGGTCAGCGCATGGGTTGGCTTCGAAGTGACGCCGGAAGCGTTCGCAAAGTTCGCAGACGGGACATATCCGGGCTTCAGCATCGGTGGCAGCGGCGTCCGGCTGGAAGGCAAGTCCGCGCCGTAGGCCATTGCGCACAGGCGCAGGCGGTGAGATAACGCGGCTCCGGATCAAATCGGGGCAACGCGCTGATGGCGCCACGACAGCTGACAAACCTGAAGCTTCGCGAAGTGTCCGGCGTCGATTCCATGGCCAACAAACACGCGCATGTGCTGCTGTTTAAGCGCGATGACACAAGCGAAGACGGCAACTACCCCAGCGCCGTTCTGAAGCGCGAATTCACCGCAGATGAACGCAAGGCGCGCGCACAGTCTGGCCACGCCCTGCCCGATGGCAGCTTTCCGATCGACAACAAGTCGGATCTGGAGAACGCTGTTCGGGCCATCGGCCGCGCAAAAAATCCTGCCAAGGCGAAGGCGCACATAAAAAGCCGCGCCCGCGCTTTGGGCGCCACGGACATGCTGCCCGACACCTGGTCGAAGCGCGATTCCGGGGTGGCCGTGATGAAGTTCTTCGCGACGATCGCGGCGGAAGAAATCGCCAAGGCGTGGGGCGACGGCGAAAGCATCGACTTCGACACGGCGCAGGAGAAATCCGAAGAAATTGAGGCTGTTAACGGCCTGATGTGCGAAGTGAACGAAGCGGTCTGCGCGCTGGGCACGGCCATGTGGTCGATCCAGAACGACGACGCTGTCGCCGACAAGAACGCCGCCGTTCAGGAAGCGCTGAACCAGTTCGGCGAACACGTCAAAACGATCGTGCCGGAAGGTGTCGAGAACGCGATGGTGGCGGCTGCGCTGCTTGACGCGGGATATCATCTGAATGCACAAGGCGGTATAGAGCTTTCAAAGGGAGCCGATTCCATGACGTACAAGGCCATCGCGAAGTCGCTGGGCATGCCGGAAACGGCGACCGAAGCGGAAGTCCTGGCGAAGCTTGCAGAGAACGACGTCGTCGCGAAGCGAAACGAAGTGATCGCGAAGATGTCCGCCAAGCACAAGGCGTTCCACGAAAAGATGACCGGCGATGCCGCCGACAAGTTCGCTGCGAAGACGCCAGCCGAACGCGATGCGCAGATGGCCGATGCCGAACCCGACGAAGACGATGTCGGCAAGATGATCGCCAAGGGCGCCGCATTCAAGACGTCGACCGGTCTTGTGCTGAAGCGCACCGACTATGCCAGCCAGGCAGCGTTCGACTTCGCCAAGGGGCAGGCCGCCGAGTCCGTGCAGCTTCGCGCCGATATCGCCAAGCGCGACGAAACCATCCAGCTGGCCGACTTCACCAAGCGCGCCGAACCGCTGATCCACATCGGCAAGGCCGACGAAATCGGCGGCGTCCTGCAGCAGATCGCCAAGCACGATCCGAAGCTGGCCGAAAAGGTCGAAGCGATGCTGAAGGGCGCGAACAAGCTGATCGGCGAAAGCGCGCTGATGTCCGAACTGGGCCGCACGGTCCTGAAGGCCGGCAGCGCCGCAGAAGCAATCAACAAGTCGGCCGAAGAAATCCGCAAGGCCGACACGACCGGCAAGATGTCGATCGAAAAGGCCCGCGTCGAAGCGCGCAAGCGCAACCCGGAACTGGCGAAGCGCGAAGAAGACGAACGCAACGACGGCAACGGCAAGAAGGCCGCTTAACCAGCGGAAGGTTTTACTGCTGCCGCGGGGGACTGCGGGGGCGAACGAAGAAGGAAACAGCAGATGGCTTTCGAACGCCCTGTCCTTGATATTCCCGGCATCATCGCCGGCGAAGACTTTTCCAGCGCCGGCAGCCTGACCGGGCTGAACAGCACGGGCCAGTTCCTGTTCGTGAAGCTTCCGACGAACGGCACCGATCTGACCGTCGTCCATTGCAATGCGCACCATGACCGGCCGATCGGCGTCAGCCAGGGCAATTCGAAGTCCGGCGATGCGCTTCAGGTCCGCGCGATCGGCGTCACCAAGGTGGTGGCCGGGTCCGCGATCAAGCGCGGCCAGAATATCGGCACGGACAACGCCGGCCGCGGCGTTCCGAAGAACGAAACGTCCACCGGCGCGGATTACGGCGACTATGTCGCCGGCATCGCGCTGGACAGTGTGGCGGCGGCGGGCAGCGTCTTCAGCTGCCTGATTTCGTCGCCGTATCGCATCTAAGGGGGCAGCCACCACTGGGGTGGTGATTTGCCGTGAAGTAGCCAAGGGGGGCGATAGCAAAGCGCTCCCTGTGACACGAAGAAGGAGAGTGCAGAAATGCAGCCCACCCCACAGGACGTCCACATTGACGCCGCCCTAACCGATTTTTCGGTGGCGTACTTCCAGGACGAAACGAACTTCGTGTGGCGCCGCGCCTTCCCGTCGAAGCCCGTCCAGCACATGACGAACAAGTTCTTCATCTTCGTGAAGAACGACATGCTGCGCGACGACGCCGTCAAGCAGCGCGCGCCCGGCGAAGCGGCACCGCGGTCCGGCTTCTCGCTGTCGACCGACAGCTACGACGCGGCGGCCTGGTGGACGGAAGTCCCGCTGTCCGACATGGTCGTGAAGAACAGCGACCCGTCGATCAGCCTTCCCGAAGCGGCCACCCGCCTTGTCACCCAGCGCATGCTGATCCGCGGCGAACGCATCTGGGCGTCGAAGTTCTATGCCACCGGGATCTGGGGCACCGACAAGGTCGGCAGCACCGACTTCACCAAGTGGTCCGACTATGCGTCCGATCCGCAGGCCGACATCGACAGCGCGCGCGAAACGATCCTGCAGAACACGGGACGCGAAGCGAACAAGCTGATCGTCAGCTACAAGGTCCACAACCGGCTGAAGCGCCACCCGATCATCAAGGACATGTACAAGTACACGTCCAGCAAATCGATCACGGCCGACATGCTGGCTGCGGCGTTCGAACTCGACGAATACATCGTGTCGAAGGCGTCCTATGCCACGAACGAAGAAGGCGCGGCCGGCGCGTACAGCTTCATCGCGGGCGACAATGCCCTGCTGGTGCAGGCCGATGGTTCGCCGGCGATCATAGAACCGTGCGCTGCGGCGACGTTCGCATGGACCGAACTGACGGCGGTCAACAGCGCCGGCATCGCGATCGACAGCTACTACGACCAGAAGACGAAGGAAGATGTGGTTCGTGGCCAGTTCGCCTTCGACATGAAGGTGACCGGCAACGATCTGGGCTATTTCTTCTCGTCCTGCATCTGATCTAGCCTGACAGCGTTCGGGCGACACACAGGCCCGCCGCAGTCGAAAGTGGAGAACAACATGGAATTGCAGGCCAAGGTCCAGGCGCAGATGCCGTTCGGCAACAAGATGCGCAAGCCAGGCGACATCATCCCGTCGGACGAATGGCTGGCGGCTTCGCAGTCCGCACGCGATGCGCTGGTGAACCAGAAGTATGTCGTCCTGATCGGCGGCGGCGAAGGTAGCACCCATGACGGCGCGATGCCGCTGGATGGCAGCCCGGTCGCAGAACTGTCCGGCCGCGTCGATGCGGTCGAAGGCAAGCTGGACGAAGTGCTGGCGCTGCTGCGCGGCCCGACGCCGAAGAAGTCGACGCGCAAGCGCCGCGCGAAGAAGGCATAAGGCGAAGCAGGATCACCGGAGAAACCCATGACCGCGACCGCAAAATTCCTGTACCAGCCGCAGCTGAACGAAGTGTCCAAAGGCCCGTTCGGGTCGCATTCGGGTGCGATTATGATCGGCCCGGACATGTGGAAGCTTGCGGCCGCCGGCACACCGGTCGACGGCGCAGTCGGCACCGGCACAGGCGCAGGCTTCGCTGGCATCGGTTCGGAATTCACGGACACGACAGCCGGGAATCTGTACATCAACGGCGGCACCCTGGCATCGCCGGTGTGGAAGTTGGTCACCCGCGCAGCCTAACGCGCGGATCTTGTTCGAAGGGGGCTGTGGCGCCGGCGCTGTAATGGTGCTGGCGTTTCACTTTCAGGAGGCCTGCAAATGTCTGGACGGATCGGTGGCTGGGTTGTGAATGCCTCGGCGTCGGCCGCGATCGCCACCGCCGAAAAGGACGCAGTCGCCAACAAGCAGCATGTGATTTATGCGCTGGACGTGTCCTTTTCGGCCACGCCGGCTGCGCCAGTTCGCGTCGAACTTTTGAGTTCGTCCGCATCGCCCGGCACCAGCCTATATGTCGGCTATGTGCTGGCCGCGCGGACAATCCTGTTCCCCGAAGGACTTTGCGTTGCGCAAAATACTGCCGTCGCCGCCGTGCTGTCATCCGGCGGTGCCGTCATCGGCGAAATCAACATGCACGGTGTCACCCGATGACCGCTGTCTGGCATGACGACAACGGCCTGATCCGCGCTGAAGCCAGCGTCACGCTGCAGAAGATCCCGCGATGCCCAAAGTGCTATGCGGGCAATCCGCAGCAGCTGTCATCCTGCCCGATCTGCGGAACGCCAGCGCCAGACCTGCCGGACCCGGTGATGGTCGCCGATGTTGCCGCCACCCTTCCCCGCTCTCTGGGGCCGTGGTATGCCGTCGCAATGCTCCGCTTCGGGATTTGGCTGCGGGAAAAAGCTAAGGGGATCAGCCCATGATGCGCACCTTCACCGTCCACAGCGTTCACCGCACGGCGGTCGACGTTCCGGCCAAGACATCCGAAGGACACGAAGTGTTCGGCCAAATGCCGGCACTGATCGTCGAACTGGTCCCGGACGATCCGACACAGAAGACGCTGACGTGGGTCGAACATTGCCCCAGCGCAAAGGCCCAGCAGGATGCGCTGGCGCTGTTCGTCGAAGGCGAAAAAGTTCAGCTTGGCGCGTTCACGCGCGTTCCATCGGCAGCAAAGAAGGGTTGAAGGCATGAGCGCGAAAGTTGCACCCGTTCCGGCTGGCATTGCCGAAGCCTTGGCAGGCATGATTGCCGCCGGCATCATCAAGCTGGCGACTGTCTTCACGAACGCCGGCGCCGCGATCATCACGAACCGCGTGATCCAGGCGGGCACCGCGCCAAAAAACATCGGCTGGGGCATCGGCACCGGCGCTGCGAATGTGGCGGACACCACACTGGGCACGGAGTCCGCGCCGACGACGGCCGGCGGTCGAACGGTCGGCACCGAAAGCCGCACGACGGTATCGGTGACCAACGACAACTATCAGGTGACCGGCACGGTCACCGCGGGCAGCGGTCTGGCGATTACTGAAGCCGGGCTGTTCGACAACGTGACCGCCGGAAATCTGCTGATCCGTTCGGTATTTGCGGCGGTGAACGTCGTATCCGGCGACAGCATCGCCTTCACCTTCGGCCTGCAGTTCGTGCCCGGCTGATAAGATGTGGGGCAGACTGTGGCTGCAGCGTGGCGGATCAGGCGGCATGGCGGCAGCACCTTCTGCTATGTCCTGCCCGGCGATGAAGCCTTCAACGGCGCCGATGAAGTCACCCGGCCTGTCGGCTGGCTGAAGACGGCCAGCGCTGCCCAACTTGCGCTGGTTGGCGCCGAAGCCTGCACTTTCACAGATGCCCGTCCCGACGATCGCCTGCACCGCGCGATCTTCCACGAGTTCGATGGGCTGACGATCAGCCATGTCGCCGAACCGGACACCTTCGATGAAGCACGCCAGAAGATGCTGGACTGGCTGAAGCCGTATGCCGACGCCGGCAGCGAAGCCGCAAAGCACATGGTGTTCCAGTTGGGGATCGCGGACTGCTTCGAAGACATCGCCGATATCGCCAAAAAATCCCATGTCCTGGTGATGTGAATGACAACGCGCGGCGCAGCGGCAAGCGGAAACCTGACGACGGCCGGAACATGGGGCGCGATTGATGCCACAAGCGCCAGCAATTCGGAAGCGAACAGCACGTCGCTGACCACCAGCTTCGTTGAAAGCAGCGGGGCTACGACCGGCATCATCACCACAGACGGTTTTTATCTGAAGCTTGCATCGCGGGCTGCGTCGCCCAGCGGCACGATGACTGTGCACTTGGCTATCGCCGGCGTCGAAGTTGTGGGATCTGCGGTCACGGTGAACGTGTCCGATCTGCCGACGTGCACCGCGACCAGCGGCAGCACCACGCCCGTGCAGACTGCAGAAGGCGGCTGGTTCTTCTTCAAGTTTGCGGCGCCGCTGACGCTGCTTGGCGCGACAAGCTACACGGTCGGCGCGAAGACGTCCGTCGGTTCACAGGTCAACCTGTGGCGCGATGGCACCGCCGGAAACTGGTCGCGCATGATCCGCACGACCACGACCGGCGCGCCAGCTGCTGGCGACGACATGATCATCGGCGGCGAATGGACGGCCGCCGGCACGATGACGGCGCGCACCGTGACGATGGACAGCACGGCGAACACCGATTACGGCAACAACACCACGACGCAAGTCACGCCTTCGCTGGCGATCTGCAAAGGTGGAACGCTGACCTATGGCACGACGGCCAGCACGAACTACATCCTGCGGCAGTCGGGCCATCCGATTGTCTATAACGGCGGCACGCTGAACATCGGCGGCACGGGCGCAGAGATCCCGCGAAATTCGACCGCCCAGCTTCAAATCGACTGCACGTTGGATGGCGACTTCGGGATTATCGCTAGGCGCGGGGCCACCGTGAACACGGCTGGTCTGTCGCGCACTGCCGCAAAGATCGTCAGCCAGTGCAAGCTGAACGCTGATGCCGCCGCCAGTGCGGTCAGTATCACGCTGGACACCGATTGCGGTTGGCTGTCCGGCGATGTGGTATGCCTAGCGCCAACGACACAGACAAGCACCCAGTTTGAATCGAAGGCCTTGACCGGCAATGCCACAGCGACAACTGCCGCGATCGCCGCACTGACGAACGCCCATAGCGGCACGGCACCGACGCAGGCTGAAGTCGGATTGCTGACGCGTAATGTGGTGATTACTGGTGTGACCGCGAATGTCGTGACGTTCTTCTATATCGCCGACACTGCAATGGTGAACTGTTCGTGGACCGAGTTCGCATATATTGGCACTAATTCTGCAGGCAAGCGCGGCTGCGAAGTGAACACCACGACGGGTTCATGTTCCTTCGATTATTGCTCGTTCCATGATGGCGATGCATCTGCGCAATACTGGACTGGCGCAGCCTTTACCGGCGTCTCATTGACGAACTCAGTTATCTTCAACATGAATATCGTGTCCAATGCCGTTGGGATGCTGAGTATCGGGAGCGCCACGAGTGGAACGTGGACCATCGATCACAATATGTTCTGCGGGGCGACGGGTGGCAGCACCAGCGGTATCAACATCCTGGACGTAGGTGGTATCTGCACTAACAATTCCGTGTCTGGTGTAAACGGTACAGCACTCAAGATGGACGAGAGCGCAAGCCTCGGCACATTTACCGGCAATCAATTGCATAGCAATGTTGCGGGCTCTTCCCTCGGCAACACGACCACTATTGGAACCAGCATATTCTCTGCCGATATGTGGCGCAATTCTTCAACCGGGTTCACACAGGTAACGACAAGCCCAATCCTTGGGCTAACATTTCAGAACTGCAATGTATTTGGTAATGGCACGGCTGGATTTAGCTTTAACCTGACTGCGCCAATTGATATCACTTTCGACAATGTCACAATTAATGGAGACACGACTTTCTCTTGCACGAATTCAATTTCCCTCGGATCGTCCGTCTCCAGCGCCAAGGTCACGATGTACTCATGCAATCTGTCGAGTGTGACTGGCATCAAGACCAAATGCACAAACGATTTCAATTTCGGCAACACGGCGATGAATGCCACCGTCCTTGCCGACAACTGCATTGCAAATGGCACAAATCTGTTTGCCGGCGTAACTGGCATCCCGGCGGGAACACAATTCCTGAAGTTCCAGAATTTCGGGCAGACTGCAAACGACAATCGCAGCTACGTTGCCAACAAGACATCGACACCTGGGTTGGTCCAATCTGATTCCTCGACCGTGTACAGCACCAATCCGCTGTCTGAAAAAATGACGCCGGGCAGCGCATCGGTGAAACTGGCGTCGGCATCAATCAAGATCGACGTGAAAAGCGGAAAGACCATCACACCGACTGTTCAGGTGCAGAAGAACAGCGGATATAACGGCAATGCGCCGCGCCTGATCCTGAAACGGCAAGACAGCATGGGCATCACTGCCGACACCGTGCTTCAGACATTCAGCGCCAGCGCAAACGCATGGCAGGGCCTGACCGGCACGACAGCATCTGCACCACAGGACGGCGTGTTCGAATTCGTGGTGGACTGCGACGGGACGGCAGGCGCCGCCTTCAGGGGCGACGTCACCGCTGTGGCGGCATGAGATACTGGTTCGGCGGTCAGGTTGACGAAGCGATCGAGTCACCGCCATATCCCACCGGCACGACGGCGTTTTGGTTCGGCGGCGAAGCGTTCGTCCATCTTCCCGCAAATCAGGTCTTCACCCAGTCCTGTCTGGCCACGACGACGCCAGCGAAATCGCTTTCCAGATCGACAGGCAAGCCGCGACCATCCAGTTCATCGCCGGTGGCGACAGACAGCCGATCGACGGCGAAGCGCGGGCTGGCAAACACGACGCCGGCGAAGACCTTGGTGCGATCGACGGGAAAGCCGCTGCATGCATCCAGCGCGCCGGTGGCGTCGATCATTCGGCATATCACCTTCGCCAAGGCGCTTCAGGCGACGGCATCGGCTATCGCGACGCTGATTCATCACGCCGCGCATCTTGTGACGGCGGCCGCACTGGCATCGGCGACGGCCAGAATCGTGCGGCGCACCGGAAAGCCGGCAGCCGCGACGACGCCGCCGATCGCGGCGCTGGCCCGCCATATCGCGAAGGCCGCGCGGGTGTCCACAAGCCCGATCAGCGCGCTGGCCCGCAGGCTGGCCCGGTCGATCCGCGCCAGCACCCAGCCCATTGCTGCCCGCAGATCCAGCATAGGCCTGCCGCTGAACGTCGCCACCAATCCGGTCGCCAGCAGGACCAGCGCCCAAGCTGTCGCCGCACCAGCTGCCACGGCGCCGGTGGCGGCGCTGATCCTGAAGACCGGGAAGCTGCTCATGCACGCTTCAGCCCCAATGGCCACCGCGGCGCTGGTCCGGCACTTCGCCCGCGCCTGCCTGGCCCATGCGGCTGCGATAGCGTCCAGATCGCTGCGCATGACCAAGGCGCTGATCGTCAGCACGGCCCCGGTTGCGGCCCGACACAGCCTGACCGGGAAGGCCTTCGCCGCCAGTACGGCGCC